ATCACCAACAATAAGAGTTGTTTGCGACCTGTCTAAGTCTATGGAAGTAAAGGTGTTTCCTGCCGATAACAAATTCTTGTATCGGATCTTTTTAAAATTAATCATAGATAATTATGTTCGTCTAATGCTTCATTATATAACGAAGTCATTAATTCGAATAGGGGTTTTTTCTGACCTTGTATTTCTAGTCCATCAATATACTTTTCTAATATAGTAAGAGTGTCTTCTACTCCTTCTAATTCTTTATCGTCCATTAAGTCCATATGTTTATGGTCATCTACGACAACAACATGCAATGGATTAGCGGCATGTAATTTGTCGACCATAGAATCAAACCAATATGGATTGTCTTTATTGACTACTATCATCTTCACAAATTTGCCTGTGAATTTACTGTAATCTTTATTTGATATTGTTTCAAAAGTTTCTTTTGTATCATCATAGAATAACTTTTCGAACATAGTTAATGGATTATGAACAGGAGTTATTTCTCTTGTATCTGTATCAAATATGTGGAAGTATTTTTCATCTCCATAATCTGACCATGTGAATTGCATCTGACTTCCTAGATACCTGATATTCTTAAGTTCTGATTTTTGATGAAAGTGACCACTATAAACTTTGTCGAATCGTTTTAAATATGTGTGGTCTAGACCATGTTGACTTGTCATTCCAGGCATCATTAAAGCGCCCTCTATTTCGAAATGACCAAAACATGTATCTGCATTGGCATTTAATAAGAAGTCTACACTATCTGCATAGTTCTCATTATTAATCCAAGGAACAAGTGCAAGATTAACTCCATCGTATTCTCTTACTGTAGGTTCTGTTATAACACTTATATTATCGTGTTCGAACAATAATAAGTCTGGTGAGTTTACTTCATTGGTATTCTTATAATAGGTATCATGATTACCAATAATCAAGTCCATAGTAATACCCCTTTCTAGCATAGGGTCTATAAAATGTTCTCTATTTGATTTTAGACTTGCAAAGTTTACATACTTTCTTCTATCGAAGTAATCTCCGAGATGTAAAATGTGTCCAATGTTGTTTTCATCGAGATATGGGAAGAATACTTCCTCATAGAATCGGCCTTGATATTTGGCCATCTCTAACATATCTCCTCGAACACCTGCATGAGTGTCGTTGAGTATCGCTATTTTCATTCAGTAAATTTATCTAAGCCTTTATCTTTCTGTACTTTTTTTCGTTTTGATTTTCTTGGTTCGTATTGAACACGGTTCATATTGTCTTGCATCCACTCAACATTAGTATTATGCATACCAGAAGTATCGCCATCTATTGTATCGAATGTATGTGCGGTGATATCTGATATTACTTGTTGCTTAATGAAAACTTGTTTCTTCTCTTTCTGTATCCTTCTTAGAAAGGCGTAATAACAAATTTGTGTAATATATGCAAATGCGTTGTTAGATTTTTCTACATTGAAGTTCTTAATATACTGAATACAATTCTCGATTGCATCACATATCATTTCATCTCTGTAAGTGTAGTTTATAAAGTTTGGTCGTGTAGATAGTCGAGTTGCAATCTTATAGATACACTCTCCTATGTAATTTGACATTTGTGGTGGGGTTCTGCCCTCTTCCTCGGCGAGTTTAACGGCGGCGTTATGTTCGGCGACTGCGGCTGTGAACTCTTTGTTATTAACATAATGTTCACTTTGTTTTTTAGTTTTTGCCATGTGGTCTATTATACTAGGGTTAATGCTATAATGTAAGGGGTTTTTCTCCCTTATTTTTATTTATTTATTTTAAAAACCCCCTTGTTATAAGAAGGATTTCGTGATATTATAGCTTTGTGCCAGCGGATAGGATAGCTATTAGCAGTCTAATGGAAATAGACTACTCCTATTATATATCCACAAAAGAAGAAAGCAGCTGCCCATACTGGCTCCTGCTTACAAAACTCCCATATATTGGCCCAATAGTCCAAAAACTCTTTCATCTAGAACCTCCAAGTTGCTAGGTACATTATTCCAAATGGTAATAATATTGGAAGAGTCAATAGTGTTAGGAACTCAAGTTCTTTGATGATTCTTGGTAGAACTTCTCTTGGGTCTTCAAATTCGCCCACCATGCTCTTCGCAATGTTTAAAATTGCCGTGGTCATGGTTTCTCCGTTATTAATAGTAATTATAATTGTATATTCACGAGAATTATACACAATCTATTTAGTAAACTTTTTGTTTTAAAATAACAACTATGTGTAAAATAATATTATGAAGAAGAGTGAACCACCTATGCCGTAGACAAGAGTGCCTACAACCCATACTGGTATTTTGTCAAACATTAGTAGATTGTTTCGTGACAGATTAAATGTCTTGGTGAAGTGCCGGTACAGACTTCAATGGTATCTCTTTTCATCTCTTTTTTCTTTTCTGGTGTCGCAACTGTTTGAGTTGAAGCACAACTAACTGCAAAGATTACTAAGAATAGTATACTTAAAAATTTCATCGATTCCTTAGATTTAAAATTAAACACAGGTGTATTACCTGAGTAATACAGCAGATATTTATAAACTAATGAATCTTATCGAAAAGCCCATATTCCAGCAGTTGTAAAGTAAACAAACATGAAAGCTATTGTTAGCCAACTAGTTGTATCGTCCCAACCTGCAAGTGGTTTAAATTTGTATTCTTTATTCATTTCCATTTAGTCACTCTTAAAAGTAACCATTCGAGAATTCGAATGAGTCGAGCTTTGATTTTCATCAGTGAAACTTCTTTTTGTCTTTGGGTGGTAATGCGTATTTGAATTCTTCGAAATCATCTTCTGTCATATCTTCTAACATTTCTTCTATGAATTCTGCATCTGGTGCTGAGAATATCGCCTTCTCATCTTGTAGTAATCTATCTATGTGTCTTCTCATCACCTCTTGCACTTTTAAATCTTCTGCGTTGGCCAATGGTATAGATTTATTCTCAATCATATCCATCCACTTAGAAGATGCATTATCGTAATAAGGAACGAATTGCTCGTTCATTAGATTTCTATGAACTATTTCAAACTTCGGTATATTGACTTTCTCTTCAGCACTTAATGGTGCATAAGGATAAAACACTGCATTAGTTCTTGGTGTACCTGGAATTAAAGACAACTGACATATCATTGGTAATGTTATCTCAATTGTGTCTCCTAAGTCTCTGGTCATTCCAACAACTTCAGCACCATTCTTAAGTTTGATAACTTCGTATCTTTCAGGTATTAAATCTGATGGTATTGCCATTTACTTAAGCTCGAATTGTTTGAGTTCATAAGGAAAATTCTCCTCGTTATAAGTATTTATGCGTTCCTTTAAGTGAACAAGGGTATAATTTTGATACCCTAAGTCGTCTGCGATATCAAATAACCTCATACTATCTTTACCTTCCACTTTACGAAGACCCCTACCAATAGACTGTAGGTTTCGTATTCTTGACTTGGAAGGACTTGCAAAAACGATATTATCAATTCGTTTTATATTAATACCTGTCGAAAAAGTTCCATATGATGCAAGTATAGTATCTTCTTTATTTCTCTCAACAATTTCTCTAACTGACTCTCTATCTTCTGTATCTGTTCCACCATAAACATAATGTAAGTTTCCACCCATGTCTGCATTAGACATCATATCAAATAACTTTACACCATGTTTTTCAACAAACTGGAACAGTACAAGTGTGTTTCCCTTTAAACTCTTAACTAAATTCAATATGAACATATTTCTTTTCTCATTAGAAACAAGATAGTCCATCTCTTCTTGATATGACATTTTCTTCATTTTGGTATGACATAGTATGACACAATCAATATTAATTTGTGCAATTGTTCCCTTTTCCATAAGTTCGGAAGATGATACAACTTTCTTAACAGGTCCAAACAAACCTTCTAACTGTAGTCTATGAACTTCTGAACCATCTAATGTTCCTGTTGTACCTATTCTAATTGCAGTAGACTTCATCTTCTCTAAGATACCTTTAAGTGTTGTTGCCTTAAATAAGTGTGCTTCGTCTCCGACAACCATGTCGAATGTTTGCATTACCTTCTTGGGTGCTTTACTAAATGATTGCCATGTAGTAATTGTTATAGGTGCATCGAACACTTCTTGACCATGATATATCTTACAGATAGGTTCTTTATAACCATACTCTACAAAATCTTTCGCCATTTGTTCTACTAATGATGTTGTTGGAACTATGATTACAGTTTTCTTATTATAGTATCTTGCCAACATATAAATGATTAATGATTTACCACTTGCAGTTGGAGATAAAAGAAGTTGTCTGCCATATTGCACAGCAGTTCTAAATGCTTCCATCTGATAATCTCTAGGTGAGAAAGGTAAATTTAGTTCTTCTATAAACTGATGCAACTCTTCTGTTGCTCTTTGTTTCTCTCCTATTACATCTTCTATACCACTAAAATCGAAACCTCTTTCTCTACAAAACTCGTCAACATAGGGTAATAGTCCTATGTAAATCTTACGAGTTTTTATTGAAAACAGTCTGACTTTGCCATCCCAATACTTATTTCTATAAGAAGGCATGAACTTAGCATTTGGAACTGTAAACGAAAAGAAGTCGTATAAGTCTCGTGCAAGACCATCGTCACATTCGACTTTCATAAAACATTCGTCTACCTTTGAGACGATAACTTGATTAGACATAGGGTTGACCATGATACCAACTAACTAGAGATACTCTTGTTCCTCGTGTCACCGGCGTGACTTGGTGATGCACAAATGAAGGAAATACGATAAGTGTTCCTCGTGCCTTTGCACTGAAAGGTGCTGTCTTGATATATGGATCCACATTGATGTTCTGAGAACCTGTTGCTTTGAGTTTATCAAATAAGCCTGCTGGTTCAATCCATTGAAAGTTGCCTCCCTCATATTCATCTGCATCTGATAATTGAATTGTTGAACTAAGTTTTCTTCTTCTACCACCAGGCGATTGGTCACCTTCACCGGCATCTGTATGCCATGTATAGAAATCTCCTGTGACTGGTTCATCTGGTCTATGTTTGTAAATTGTATATTGATGATTTTCTACATGGTCCCACTGATGCAACCAATCTGCATCTATACTTGCTTGATTTACTCCATCTGTAATTCTTTGTTGAATCTCATTGGGCATGATATTGTGTTCTACCCATTTAATTTCTGATTGTCTGATGTATCTATCATCATTACCTTCCAATGGATCAGGTGAATCTGGATCCACATCTTTATTACCAATAAGACCTGGAAGAGTTTCTATTTGATTTGCAACTGCGTGTATCTTATCAACTTCGTGTGGTGTAAAATAATTAGGAAAGACTACACAATATTGTCTTAATATCATTATTGACCCGCCATAAATTTGCGCCATTCAATGGTGTTTCTGATTGTTTGATGTCTCCATGTGATATTATCCATACATCTCTTAATGAAGTCTACAGTGACTTCAAGATATTCTATTTTAGATTTTAATTTAACTAAATCTTCATCTGAATTGAAGAAGTAATTCATATCATTCTTCATGATTTTAAGACCATCGAATGGGTCTTTTTGCCAACCAAACTTCTCTATAGTATCGTCATCTAACTTACCTGTAAACCACAACCACTTATACTTTAATAGTTCGTTGTAGTCAGTGTTTAACTTCTTAAGTAGTAATACTTTGTTGGTTAGTTCGTCTGAATATTTTGCGTGGAGTTTGGGAACTTCTAAAGATGCAGAATCAAGTTCTATATCATCAATAATGCAATCCTTTTCCCACTCAGCTTTAAGTTCTTGTAAGTTCATAATATACCATTATAACACAATATAGTAGTATTTATAAGGGGTTTTAAGACTTGGTTGCTATGTCGTAGTATGAGAATCTAAATGATACATTAACTAGTGCTGGTTCTGCATCAGCACCAGATTCTAGTTCAATTGAACCTAATGCAATAGGAAATGCATCATGGAATCTAATATATCTGTTTGCGATATTTTTATTTGTGTTGATAACTAGTGTTATATCTGAGTATTGATTTAAGTCATTTGCAGTAGATTGTAAAACATTTGTACCTGATTT